GAACTTATTATTTGGATTTTCTATTGGTTCTTTATTGTCTGAACCACCTAGAACTCCTGCAAATCCAGATTCCATATCATTTTGGAATCCATTGACTTCATTAATATTTTTCTTAAACTTGTTGAAACTTTTTTCTTCTCTGTATGTAACATCGCCTAGACCTGACATAGGGTATACTGTTCCCTGTTGGCGAGTGTCAAATTCAGGTCCAACTGTTGCCACATTCCTCATTCTTTGGCTCACAGTTGGAGAATCAACAAATCTATTTTTTAATTTTTTCTTTTCCTTGTCTTGCCTGAAGTTGCTTTCTTTGGGCTCTGGGTTTTGGGTGAGCGTGGCTTCCTTGGCTTCCGTGTAGGTTCTGAAGATGTAACTACCTCTTGATTTTTTGGTTCCGTTCCACTTGATATCGTCGCCGGCTGGGTCATTGGCTCGGTTGTCTGGGGTGCTGTCTCCTGGACCATCGGCTTTGGGGCCTCCGGCTGAACGAAGTTTTGGGGCTGAGCCGTATGTGTTGTGAAGTCCAGAGGATGTTTTTCCTCTACTTTCTTTGAGCCTCTGAATAAATCTAGAATCTTTCTTAACATAATTTTGTTCCTCAACAAAAGACTGGTTAATGGTATTATTTAGCTTACCGCGGTTTTCTAACCAAGTGTAAGCTTCCTCATTCAAAATCTTAATGTCAATAAAATCATTAAGCTTTTGGTATATATCAGTGATATCTTCTTCAATAATTTCTAGACTTCCAGTGTTATTAAAGACAATGAAATTCTCGAAAACTTCTTTGTAAACATCCTTGCAGATTTGTGATTTCTTCCACTTGTCATGTCGAATGGATTCTGAAATCATCTTGGTTAGTTTCTCGTTTCTTTCTTGCGAAACTTCATTTGTGGTATCAACGAAAATCATATAGGTGGAATAACCCAATTCTTCAAGTTCTTCCTTAACATACAACATTTTGTCTTTGTCATCGGCAGAACCATTGATAATTAGAGGTTTTCTGTTTCTTATGGATTCTCTACGATAATCTTGAGTTTTTTCCGACAACTTTTGTTTATCACACAAATATTGGTGTGCCTGAACCAAATTCAATTCGACGGACTTCTTTTCGTTTATGGCTTCACGGATAACAATATCTTTGCCTGAACCAGGTCCACCTGTCACAAATATTGCTTTGAACATTCCACGATTGACATTTTCATTTAGTCCCATACCACGGCGAACATCCCTAAAGAGTTCTCTTGCATGTTGCACATTATTTCTCATGTATGATGACAAATTCTGGTGGAAAGAATCGAAATCATTATTTTGTGCATGATTTCTCATGTCTGTACCAGAAATACCCTTTTTTCTTTCGCCAGTGGAAATGACTTGTATTTTTTTGAACTTGTAACCACCATGACGCAATGGTTGACCAGCCTCATCACTAAATTTTCCATTGTAGTGATTCAACAATCTTTCATATTCTGGAACTCTATCCGCACCAGCAACAACGGTCAAATGTGTATAACCCTTATTGTATGCATCAGCAGCATGATGCATAATTGTAGGTTTCTCTTTGCTTGATGTTATAACATTTGTATTTGGAAATGCTCTTTTTAGATGTTTTAGTTTAACATCGGGAGAAAGAGGATTCTTCTTTGCGTCTTGTGAATGTGAAGCAATTACCAAGTGGTCAGCATTATTTTTTGCTGCTAACTTTTTCAAACCATTGACATTTTCTTCATGTCCTTTGGTTGGAGGATTCATTCGACCAAAAAGTATGGCCAAATGTTTGACATTTTCTTCTGTTAATTCTAGAAATCTTTTCATTTTTGTCTTGCTAAACGATTTAGTCTGTTAAATTCATTACGATCATTTAATTTTGATAATTGTCCTTCGTGATTGACCACGAATCCTTCAGGCTTCACTGATTGTCCTTTTATTTCGTGACTGAGACCACCCGTGTGTTTCGATAGAGAATGAACTAAAACATTTTTGGCTTGTTGTAAGTGATTGTGTACAGCAAAAACATTTTCCAAATTTTGTTTATGCAATTTGGTGTGTTTTATGTGTGAAAGTAGTTCATCTGTATACTTACTTTTGGCTGCATCAGTTTTAACCTTATCTATTTGTTTACCATACTTGTTTTCCAAGTGTTTTTGTAAACCTTGTACTGACGGTTTTTCTTGTGTATCTACAGTCGAATTGATATATGTTTTTATGTGATCCTTTAACGATCCATAAGTGCCTGGATGTTCCAGTGCATCGTACATATAATCGCCATGTTTTTTATGCACATCGTTTGCTGCTTTTAGGTGTTCCGCATACTCGACATGTTCTTTACCAGTCATTTTGACTTTTGATGTATCGTGTCCGGGTCTACGATGATAAACATCTGGATGATCTTTAAAATTTTCCAGATCAGGACTGTACTGTGCAGTCATAGACTTTGCGGTGTTGCCAACATACTCAGTGTGATTGTATATGCCAAACTTGGCACGTTTGATTTTCTTCTCATCTTCCGGATTATCGGCAGAGTATGTAATCGTGTTGGGTGTAAATGAGGTTTTTCCGTCTTTGGTTGTTTTGTCGTTGCCGGAAAACAGTACATCACCCTGAAAAACTCCCTGTTTAGGTGTAATTTTGGGTAGGTGTTGCAGTGCGTGTTTTAATTTTTCAACCAAACCTGGTGCATGTCCATGGTTTAATTCAATATCTTTTTCCGTATAATTTACTTTTGGATTCTTGTTGAAGGCCGACTTCGATGCAACAAAGAACTTTCCTGTTTCTGGATGGTGACCATAAACGATAGATGGTGATCCATCGTGTTTCATTGTTAATGATGAGTCATGTGAACCCGCAATGATATGCTTATGTACTTGATCCAATGCACCAACAGCATGATCGAAGCCTTTTGAACCATCGTTGATAGGATGATCCTCTAAATGTTCAATGTGTTTTAATTTTTCTCCTTCAGATTCTTGCGCTTCTTCTCGGAGAAAACTAGTAAATTTTATCATTAATACCCTCTATGAATACAACACACTTTGGTTGTCAGCGGTATATTTATACAAGATTATAACATAACTCTTTCGTTCTGTCAAATGTTGGATTCGATATATAGCGTCAATAATGTTCGATTTGACCGTTTCCGGCCAACCAGCCCCAGCAATGAATTTTATCAAATTCAATTAAATGCTGTTTAGGTATGTTCAAAAAATGTGCATGTTCGGTATCCATTTCATTTAAAAGTGGTAAATTTTGTGCAATTACCTGTACGTAAGTGTCAATCAATGAAGGACAAAAAGAAAACAATCTGGTTATAAACAAACTGGAAACTTTATCACTGTTCATCCAAGTTGGTATATGTTTTTTGAAAACAAATTTACCAAATAAATTATCATATTCCTTTATATCAAAAGAATCTTCTAGGACGGTTCTTGCGGAATATTTGAAAATTCTTTTAACGGAATATAGCAATTTTGATGTTTGTGGTGCTGATTTCAATATTTGTAATGTGTGATACATCAATAGATTTTCTGCATGACTCTTTGCACCAACCTTGGACAATTCTAGGGTGTTTTGTTCTTTGGATATATCAATGAAAAAATTAGATTTTTCCGAAAGTTTAGATTTTTCTGATTCTGTCAATGGTCTTACAGAAACATCAGATAAAACAATAATTGCATCTGGAACCATCTTCCGTATGGATTCCAATGATTCTATTGTCTGTTGAAACCTTTGTTCATCTGTATAAACACCTATTGAGGGTTTTAATGATGAAGTAACAATGAATAGGTTTTTATCTGGAATAATCATAGAAAGTCATTAATATTATCATGATTCCGGTAAATGTTTACCGCAATAGCTCTTGGATATGGATTGGCCTCATTATAATCATTGATAAGGATTCTTTTTGAATTCTGCAAACCAACAATTAATTGGAAGTCTTTGAAACCCAAATCATATAACATCTGTTCAGTAACTTCTCTGTATTCTTTTGCTCTTGCTGTAGTAAAAATAATTTGAGCACCTTTTTCTTGTAGTCCCAAAAGTGTTTCAATATTTCTTTCTAATGGTTTTGGTGTGTCAAAGTAATTGTTTGGTCCAACTCGTCCTTGATTGAAAATAATTGTTCCATCGATATCACAGAATATAACTGGTTTATCATTGAATTCAAACCAATCATTTGCAGTTCCAACATCAACATAATTTCTTATCATCTTGTTGGAGAATATGTGTGATTGGTCAATACATCTTCCAATCACATCAGAAACAAATATTTCTCTGTCTGTGTTCAGTTGTTCGAAACAATCAACAAACATCTTCGCAGAAGAAAACTTGTAACCACCGACACAGAAGGTATCAGAAACAACTTGTTTCTCTACAATATCAGTAATGAGTCCGTTTTCATTTGCAATTGTAAAACTTTTTGATGCAAGTTTTTTCAATACTTCATGTTCAGAAATTTTTGTAACACAAACATAGTTATCACCTTCTGTAATATCATGTTCAAAAAAACTGTCACAATCCTTGATGAAGATTTCTTCGTTTTTTAAACCAAGTTTTTTGATAATTTGATATACTGTGTCGGCCGGACCTCTTGTTGGTTTATCGATAATTACCACATTAACATCAGGTCTTTCAAACTTGATTTGTTCGGTCACATTATATTTTTCTTCATGTTCTTTCAAAACACCAATATGAAACTTGTGTTTACTTATATCAAATGCTTGTAAAGAATTCATCAACATCATTTCTCCTTTGTAATCATACAAAAGATACTTTGGTTTCATCTTTGGAAATCTGGTAGAAAGACCAGCAGCAGGTACAATTATTTCCATAATCTTACAATCTCTTTCATTAAAAAATTATAATTTTCATCTTGATATTCACAATATCGAATCACTCTCAATAACATCAGTATTAAAAATGAATCATTGAAAGCTTCAGGATATCTATCACGCAAAGAATCTTGTATATTTTGTAATTTTGTATCTAACCTAACATCATCTCTACGCAAAAACCACTTACATTCTAAATCCTGTCTCATTTTGGCTATGTCGAATATGTAAGAATCATATTCTGTTGTCACAGCATCAATCATATGGAAACCAGGATCGGTGTACATTATATTTTCTAATGTCATGTCACCATGATACATGGTCTGAGGTAATTTTTTTGGAAGAGCTTGCAACAGTTGTTCTTTGGTGAAAGGAAATTCACCGTCTTTCAACCAATCAAGTTTTTCTTCATATGTTTTTGTGTAGTCTTTGGTGTTTTGATTTTTTGCAAAAGAATCAATTGTGCTGGTTATAAACTTCAAAAGTTTTTTTGTATTGTTGTGCACCAAATATGTTTTCATATCTAAACCGTGGAGATATTCCATGTCCAGTTCATCACCACGATATGAATAAATTTTTGGTACAGGATAACCAGCAAAATTAAGTGTGGTCAATCTTTCAACATTTCGACTTACATCACCACACTTTTTAACATAAAGTCCATCAGATTGCATCAAGTATACTTTGCAACCAGAATGTCCATTTAATTCTTTTACTATTTTGTCCATTGATCATAATCATC